ACGGCGCGGGCGCGGCGTTTAACCGGGCAAAGGAACTGGGCGGCGCGGCATGGGAAGGAATAAAAGAATATGGATTAAACGCATGGGGCCAGCTTGAAAGCCGGTTCCCCGGCCTTGCTAATGTTATTAGTACCGTTTTTAACAGCGTTAAAGATATAATTTCCGCCGCCATTGAAAATGTAAAAGCCATTTTTAACGGCTTTAAAAACTTTTTTATTGGTTTATGGGACGCGCTAAAACAGGGGCCAGCCGCAACTTTAGAATATATTAAAAACGCTTTTTTTGGTTTATTTGATACAATAAAAGAAAAGTTTTTTGGTTTTATTGATGTTATAAAAAACGGCTGGGAAAGCGTCAAGGGATTTTTTACCGGAATAGGGGATAAGGTCGGAAACTTTTTCAGCGGAAACAAGAATACGGCGGTTTCCCCGCAGGTTCAAAACATTGTTCCGCCAGCATTAAATCAAACAACCACGGCAACCGCCGGGCCGTCAAATATGACACCTAACATTAACAGAAACAATCAAACAATAACGGCGGCAACGGCTCCGGCAACGCGGCCCATGACAACGGGGGAACAATATTCATACAGTCAAACAACTAACCGGGAAGAGGTAGACATAGCGGTTAGGGCGGATCAAGGGACACAAGCGCGTGTAACGCGCCAGCCGCGTTCACCTAACATCCGGGTCGCGGCCTCTGGAGGCAACTAATGAATGATAGGGATTTATTAGAAGCTAAATATACATCGCCCAGCGGAAAAGAGTTTACTTTTTTTTGGGAAAAATTATCGCGGACAACGGAATTAAAAACAGGCGTTTTTCTTTTCCCGGATAAGGACGGCGCGCACGTTCAACATCAGGGCGGCGGCGCGATTTCACATCCTATGACTTGTATTTTTAACGGTGAAGGTCATGTTCAAACAGCTAACGATTTTGAAATGGCTTTACTTGAAAGGGATGTAGCTGAATTACAACATCCTGTTTATGGTGTTAAAAAAGTAATACCAACCGGGAGTATTAGCCGGGATAATGATTTAATAAACGATATAAATGAAAGTCATGTAACTATAACTTTTACGGAAACAATAACGGACGATCCTGTAAGCCTGCAGGCGGTTACAGCGGATAAATTAACGGAAAGTTTTGACAATTTAATGGAAGTTGTCGCGGTTGACTTTGCGGAAAGTTTAACGGTTGAAAATATAAATGAGCAGTTACTTATTCAATCATCTTTAAACGCGCAAACAAATATTATAAAAGATAATCTTTCCGGGCTTACTATGAATGAACCGGATTTTATAACTACTATGGGGGAATTGCAAGAAAATATAGATACAATGTTTAATGACCCGGAAAAAATGACTATAAACGCATTGAATACCGCGCGCCTTACATTAAACACTATAAAAACTCCCAGCCGCGTTAATGTAAATATATTTGAAAAAGCGCGGGGATATATCGCGCTTGCCGCGCAAATACAAAAACAATTCAGAAACGATCCTTTTGGAGTGAATAATATTAAAAACGCCTTTGCAAGTACACGGTTAATTTTATCCGGCGTGGTCGCTTCTCTTGCTATTGGATCGGCTTTAGGCATTGCGGAAAACGCAATTAATAACAATCAGGGGGTAAATAACAGCGGTAACGGCAATTCCGGCGGCGGGTTGTCAAGGGATGAAGCGGTCGAGGTTGCCGCGCAAACAAAGAATTTGTTGAGTACGATACAAAACTTTGAAGACAAAAAAATAACAAATAATAATGATATAAATACTGTTATTTCTCATATTAGGAACCAATTAGATATAATAAAAAATGACACAAATCTATATAATTCAGTTTCAACTTCATTCAGGGAGTTGCATAATACATTAAGAGATTATGAGGATGGCAAAATTGACAAAAATGATTTTAATAATATATTAATTGCTAAAACCAATAATATGTTAAATGCAATAAAAAGCGCAAATATAACAAATAACAGCGTTAATTCAATTATTAACCAATTTGAAAACATATTAAGCAACATTCAAAACATCGAAAACAGGAAAGGCGATTACAGTAATTTTGTCGATTCAAACGCAACCGCATATTTTATGTTAAACCAATTAGTAGACAATTCAATCAATTTGATATTTAATGTCGCGTTATCACTTCCATTGAAAAGAATAATTAAATTAGGTTATGACAGAAACATTATAGAATTATGCGCTGAAATATACGGCTCGGTAGATAATTATTATATTGACAAATTAATAGTTGAAAATAATTTAAATATTGACGATATGGAAATTATACCTATGGGGCGGGAGGTGCTTTATTATGCCTAAAAGTCATAAAGTAGCCTCCGGCGATACGTTAGGCGCAATATCTGTAAAGTATTTAGGAACATCTTCTAAATATCGGAAAATTGTTGACGTAAATCCGCAGTTAGCAAACAGAAAAACAGCAGTTGACGGCTCACCGCTTATTTTTCCCGGCGATGTTTTAATCATCCCGGAAGAGGTTACGGAACGCCCAGCCGCGCCGCAAACATCGAAAACAATAACATTAAGCGATAATGAACAAGATGTATCTATCATTGTTGACGGAAAAAAGTTTACAGGTTTTACCGGATATGAAATAAATCTTTCCGCCGATTCCTTTGACACCTTTTCTTTTTCGGCCCCTTATGACATAGCGGCTAAAGATATAAAAGACGCAATAATGCCGTTTACCTTTAAATCATGCGAGGTTTATTATTTAAGCCAGTTATTATTCAAAGGCTATTTATTAACACCCGATCCGGATTTACAAGCTAACGCAAGGGAAATAACCCTGCAAGGTTATCCGCTATGTGGGGTGTTAAACGATTGTACTATTCCGCCGTCAAAATATCCGATTGAATATTATAATGTAACATTACAGGATATAGCCGATCCCATAGCGGATGTTTACGGAATAAAAATAGTTTTTAAAGACGGCGCGGGCGATCCGTTTACGGAGGTCGGCATAGAACCTAACGAAAAAATATTAAACTTTTTATTAAAGCTGGCGCAACAGCGGAAATTGTTATTTACAAATGACGAAAACGGGCGGCTTGTATTTTATAAGGCGGCAAGTGAAAGCGCGTTTATGCAATTTAAAGAAGGAAATACCCCCCTTGTATCAATATCGCCTAAATTTAACGCGCAGGGCTTTTTTTCGCATATTACAGGGCATACAAAAAATGACACATTGACCGATCCGCTTTCCTTTACTTACGAAAATAAATATTTAATAAATAAAGGCATTAACCGGCATGAAACTATAATGGTTGACGATGCTGAAACTCAAACAGATTTAGAAAATGCCGTTTTAGCTCATGCCGGGCGGATGTTTGCGGATTGTATAGCGTATAATTTAAAATGTGATACCCATTTAAACAGCGAGGGAAAACTATTTAAAAAAGGGATGATAGTTTGCATTGAGGCCCCCGGCGCGATGATAACAAAACAAACCAATTTTAAAGCGCGTAACATTAAACTATTAAGAAACGCAGACGCTAAAACGGCGGAACTCGATCTTGTTTTACCCGGTTCCTTTACGGATGAATTGCCGGAGGTGTTGCCGTGGGATTAAATGAATTTGCGGGAAGAATAGGAAAAGTTATTAAACATGAAATTGAAAAAGCAGTTGAAATTATCGCTGAAACAAGAAAAGGATATAATCAAAAAGGGGTTTTATATAATTCATCCGGGGAGGACTCGCCGCCGGTTAAAGATGATAAAATAGTAATTTTAAAAGTTGACGGTTCCGGGAAGGGCGTTATAATCGGCGTTTTTAATGAAACGCAGGGCGCAAAACCGGGAGAAAAAATATTTTTTGCCCGCAATGAAGACGGTGAAATAAAATCAAAACTTTCCATGCTGGGCAATGGGGAGGTTTTATGGGAATTAGACGATTATTTTGAACTGTTGACGGAAAAAACTATAAAAATTGAAGCTAAAGAAAAAATAGGAATTAAAACCGATGACGCTTTTGACATTGAGGCGGAAAAAGATTTTTCAACAAATATAAAAGGAAAATATTTTATAGGAAATGACGCAATAAATATGGGAAAATTACTTCTAGGATTAATTGATGAAATAGAAAACCTTATGACTTTTGGGCCGCCGCCGCAACATAAAATTCATCCTTCATCCGTTACATCGTTAGAAACATATAAAAATACAATAAAAAGTTTACTAAAGGAGAGCGCATAATGGCATTAAGTGATAGCGATTATAAAGCCGCCCTCTTGGGGTTATATAAAAAGGCGGCGGCTAATCCCATGTCGCCGGAGGATTATGCGGCTGAATTTGCGCAAATAACAAACACAAACACTAAAACCGCGATAGTTAAACCGGGAATAACGGTTTCAACTACCGGAACATCCGCCGCGCAAACAGGAGCAACTACATCGGCGGGGGAAATTGTATGAGTCAAAACTTTGACGGCGATTTATTGTTATTTGAAACTCTTGACGGCGGCGATGTTCAAATCGAAAACGGCCTGTTTGTTTCAGATAAACAATTTTCAACCGCAGTTTATTTATCCCTTTTCGGCGGCAATGAAACCGATAATGGAAAAGGGAATAATAGTAATCAGTTTTGGGGTAATATGTTGCGCGATACAAACGAAAATGAAAAATTAAGGTCGCGTTTTCATCATATTGTAACCGGCCTCCCTATGAGTGTTAAAAATATTAAGGAAGCTGAAAGCGCGGCAATGATAGATTTACAATGGTTTATTGATGATAAAATTGCGGATGTTGTAAAGGTTAATGGCAGATCAACCGGGAAAAACAAGTTTAATTTAAAAGTTGAAATATTAAAAGATAAAATGAATATATTTGAAAATGAATATTTTTTATTATGGGGGGCTGGTGATGGCGCAACCTTATGACAATAAAAGCATAGAAGAAGTTAGAACCTTAATTATAAGCGGCCTGCAAAGGGAGTTTAATAATAAATTAAGGATTTTACCTAAATCTTTTGTTGCTATTCTTGCGAAAATACTCGCGGGAATATTTATAATTTTATACAAACAAATAGGCTGGTTATTTTTACAATTATTCCCCAGTTATGCGTACTGGGGGGAAGTGAACGTATTAGGAATTAAAATCAGGCCCTTATTGGAATGGGGCAATTTAATGGGGGTGGGTTATCCTCATAACGGTACGCAATGGGAAGGGTTAATTGAAGTACAGGTTACACAAATAGGGCAGTTTTTAGACAGCGGAACACAATTAAAAAGCCCGCTGAATAATCAAATATACCTTGTCAAAGAAACAACGTTATTAACGGATGAAACCGGCATTATACAGATTATTTGCGCGTCAAACGGAACCGCCGGAAACCTTGACATTGGCGATCCTATTCAGTTTCTTGGATCGCTTTCAATGGTCAGAAAAAACGCGGTTGTTTCAGATGTAAAGAAGGTGGCAAAGGATGATGAAATAGAAAGCGAATACCGCCAGCGCGTTTCACAAAGATTTAGAACCCCGCCTATGGGCGGCGCGTTAAGCGATTACAGGCAATGGGCAAACGAGGTCAGCGGGGTATGGAATAGTTACCCCCAAAAGGATATAAATACCCCGGCTGGCGTTCTAATATGGGTTGCCGGTGTACCAGAACAATATAAAAACAGGATACCGGATAAGGAGTTATTAATTAAGGTCGGCGATTCTTGTACCTATGACCCTATAACCCAAAAAGCGACAAGAAAACCGGTTGCCGCAATAATAGACCCTAAATATGACGGAACCTATAATAACATCATGCCTATTGGGGTTGTTTTCTTTTCAGTTAACATTTACGGCCTAAAGGGGATTGAAGTTGATGATTTTTTTGATTTATGCAAAGCCGCGCTGAATGATTATTTTTTATCGCGGGAACCTTATATAAGGGGGTTGTCAGACGATAACAATAAAACAAATATTATTTCAAAAAATAGTATTTCAAGTGTTGTATATCAGGCGGCGGTCGCGGTTAAAGCTGAATTTGACCGGGTTGAATTACTATACAGCGGGGAGGAGATACTGAATTATAACCTTATTGTGGGCCAGCTTGCGGAAATGGAAACCCTTCAAATATTTGAAGAATTAGACATTGATTTATTAGGGGAAGAATAATGAGATTTTTTGACACTTTCAAAGCCCTATTTCCCCTTTCAAAGATTTTCAAACTGGTTATGGATAATAACCATAGAAAATTAATAAAATCTTTATCATCTTTGCCGGAGGAAATTAGGAAAGAAGCTGAAAGCGTTTATATGGATTTATTTCCGTATTCAACAAGGGCTATTAAAAATTGGTCAATGACATTTGCAATAATTTTTGGCGGGAGGGAGTTAAAAAAACAAAGGGATATAATTCAGGCTAACTGGCGGATACACTTAAAAGGCCAGGGCGCGTCATTTTTAGAATATATATTACAACACCTTGACCCGGCAATCAGGGTGGTTGAAAATGTTCCGGTTTCAAACCCGCGCCAGAGCAATACCGGCATGATAGCGGTAAACGGCAATGAAAATATGATTAACGGCGGCGCAAAGGCCGTTAACGGTTTTTATTTAGGGGATAAATATTTTATTCCCTATGTAATAAAAAACGATTTATCAGAATTCTATTCCATACCTAACGATCCTATATGGTGGGATACTTGTTTCTTTGTTTGCGGCGGCGTTATACGCAATAACGAGAAAGACATTTTATTTGCAATGCAGGTTAAAATGTCGTCAGTATGGAAAAATTATTTAGAATATTTAGTTTTAAAAATGAAGCCGGTACATAGTACCGCAATAATATTTATTGACTGGGTAGAGGAGGATGAATAAATGATAAGGTTAGATCAATCATACAGTGATTATGTTATTCCATACGCGCCGGGTTTTCCTTTTGGAAAGGCAATAGACGCCTCCGGCAGTCAGGCCCTTAATGGAACCCCCTATAAACAGCGGTGGATGAACGATATAAACGGAACCCGGCAAGCTATTATAAAATACGCTTATGGGGAATCGGCGGAAATTTCAAACGAACCGGATAACGCCGATAATTCAGATGTATTAAAAGCCCTGTTAAAAATTATTGAAAATGTTTTCGGGCGCGTTCCCACCGTTACAAGAGGGCCTTTTTTCGCTGATATTAATTACGCGCGCCGGTATCAATTATTTTTTACCGGGGATGTTCTTGACGATGCGAAAATATTCTTGCCGGATATTTCAGAATTGGCAACCGTTGACATGGTTGAAATTGAAATATTTAATACTTCAAACCTATTTTTAAAGGTTATAGTATACCCCGAATCGGAGTTTTTAAACTTGCCGCCGGGCGCATGGGTTAGAATACGGCCTTTTCAAATAAACAGTGTTTCATCCGCTTGGGGCCATTCATACCATTACAAAGACAATATAACACCTAATGCGCCGGTTAAATATGATACAGGTGGGAGACTTAAATCTTCAAAACCTATAGTGGATGATGATGTTTTGCGGTTAGGCGATAGAGATATATACGTTCAATCGCCGGATTTTACGGACATTTATCAGCGTTTTAACGCGCTTAATGCGCGTATTGAAGCACTTGAAAATTCCATGATACAGGGCATAGTTAGAAACCCCTTTGTAATAACTTTTCCCGATCTTGACGGTATAAGAATAATTTCAGGCACTTGGAATCGGGCGAGGGGCAGTCTTGAATGTTCCTATGCCGGCGGCGGAATTAATATTATTTTTACAAACCTTAATTCTATACAGTTAATATCCGGTATATGGAGTCAATCGCAGGGGACGCTTGAATGTTAAACGAAAACGAAGTTAAAAAAGAAAAAAAACTTCCCGATATGAAAATTGTTTTGGAGGCTTGGAAATTAGAAGAGCATACAATGACAATAACATCCAGCGAGAAGCGTTTTCCGAAAAAATATCGTTTTTCTTTGTGTTATAAATTACAAAATACATCTCTTGAAATTGCCTGTTTTTTATTGGAAGCAAACGAAATAGATTTAAAAGACAAGGAACGGCGCGGAGAAAGATTTAATTTTCAAAATATCGTTATGCGAAAATGTAAAGTGTTAATGCACTTAATAGAATTATCAAACCGGCTTAATATCATAAGTGTCGATTCCTTTGAATACTGGGCGCGTATGCCTAATAATATTAAAAATATGTGCGCTAAATGGCAAACGTCAGATTTAAAAAGAATTCAAAATATTGATAATAAAGGTGGCGGCCTATGATGCCTCGAACTCGAACAACACCCGGATTGTCAACACGGACGGGTCGCTCAACAACAACAACTCGTTCAATGGGAACAACGGGTTCCGGCCCGCTTGATGGTAGGCGCGGTTTATTAACCGGTAACGGCGAAAACAGAGCCCCATTATACAAGGAGGCCGACACCTTGCCGCCCGAAATATTACAGGGCGGCGAACATAGGGCGATTGATGATATACCACCTAACGGAGATATATCTGTATCCGAACAATCGCCATTTTCACACAATATAGTCAGCGAGTTTTCATCGCTTTACAGGGCATACCGTAAAACAATGCTCGGCAAAGCTGAAAAGCCCGCGGCTATTAGATATAATAAAAATTACATTGGAAACCTTTTTGAACTATCGGACAAATTAAAAGATAGAACATTTAGAATGGGGCCATATAATTTGTTCAAAGTAAGGGAACCTAAACCGCGAGATGTTGCGTCAATTTCAACAGAGGGCAAGGTCGCATTGCATAGTTTATGCGATAATTTTTTAGAACCGTTATTATGCAAAGGATTTATAGTTGACAATTATGCAAATCAAAAAAGGAAAGGATTACATTTTGGTTTAAAAAGACTTGAACAATTTATGCGCTCATACTTTTTTAGTTTAAAGGCAAGGAAAGAAAATCAATGCCGGGATTTAAATATAAAAATGCCATTGACAAAAGATTTTAATTATAACGAGGGATGGATTATTAAAGGCGATATTACAAAATACTTTTATTCAATTAATCACGGCATATTATTATCAATGCTTTATAAAAAATTAGTAACGCATGAAAATAAAAAGGACGCGGCTATGGCGTTTTGGCTTTCAACACATATTATTCAAAGTACGCCGGGGAACGGTATACCAATAGGAAACCAAACAAGCCAGCTATTTGCGCTCTTATACCTTGACGGTTTTGACCACTATATAAAACAGGATTTAAAAATAAGATATTATGGGAGATACATGGATGATTTTTATATTATTGTTGAAACAAAAGAAAAGGCAAGGGAAGTATTAAAAAATATTACAGAATATTTAAAAACATTAAAATTAACATTAAACAAAAAAACAAACATATTTCCGCTTTCACATGGAATTGATTTTCTTGGTTTTCATACTTATATTACATCTACTGGAAAAATAATAAAGAAGGTACGCCGGAAAAGTAAAATTAACATGAAAAGACGGTTAAAACTATTTGCAAAATTACTTGAAAAAGGCAAAATAACATTAGAAAAAATTGAAGAATGTTATAAATGCTGGCGCGCCCACGTCAAACATGGGAATACATACCTATTAAGGCAAACGCTCGATTCAATTTTTATAAAATTGTTTCCATTGCGGAAACAAAAAATAAATACAAGGAGAAGAATATGGCTCAACAATTAGGCAATTTGCCGCTGAAAGCGAAAATTAAAATGGGGGTTATTTATGGCAGGGCGATCCAGTTTGCCATAAGGTCAAAAAACCATGCCGGGTATCCTAACGGGTCTATAACGTTACAAACCGATAGGATAATTAAATTATTGGCAACAGACGCAAAGGAACCTAACAACAGCGATTCAAACCGGAGAAGCTATGGGAATAACAGGCAGATATATTCCAATTTGCGGCAATGGATGAATAAGCGCGGCCCCAACTGGTTTGTTAAACAACATAGCGCGGATGAACCGCCCAACAGCGCAAACGTATATAGCGGGTATAATCCCTATGATAATATTGACGGTTTTTTATCCTGTTTTACGGCGGAGGAGGAAGCATTATTATTGTTAACAACATTGACAGTAAATAAAGCGTCAGTTGACGGCGGCGGTCAGGAAACATATACAGACAAGTTTTTTAACCTTTCTGTTGCGGAGGTAGGTTTATCCGGGGAAACGGCGGAGGGAACAAAACTTGACGATTTTTCAGATAACAACAGCCGCCTTGCATATCCTACAGCGGAAGCAGTTGCAAATTCAGGATATACAAACGGCAGTTTAAATGCCAATTCTCCGTGGTACTATTGGTTAAGAACCCCTTATGCCTCGAGCTCGTACA